GGGCGTATTCTTGGGGAACTATGGAGAACCACAAACTATGCTGACAAGTCAATCAACGATTACATGATTGATAAACGTCATGCTGTTGCATATCATGGTCAATCGAAAGAAGATATTCAAGAACAACATATCAAGAACAGAGAGTTCCACAATCTTTAACTTTCGTTATAAATAGATTGAGGAGATATTAAATGGCAGCAAACCCTACAGCGTTCAAAGATGCAGAGTCAACTAATGACTCTGACAGAAGTGCTCAGATATATAAAGATATTAATCTGAACTTCTCTATGCATCCTATCACTGGAGACATTAGTAAGTTATCTAATGTCGAAGCAGTTAAGCGTAGCGTTCGGAATCTTGTGAATACAAATTTCTATGAGCGACCATTTCATCCAGAGATTGGTTCTAATGTAAGATCAATTCTCTTTGAACCAGTATCATCTCTGGTAGCAGATGTTCTCAAAAGATATGTCGAGGATGTGATTAATAACTTTGAACCAAGAGCAGAACTTATTGACGTAAATGTTAATGCTCAGATTGACAGAAATGCATATGAGGTAGAGGTGAAATTCTATTTGGTTAACTCACCTAGTGGATTGCAAACTGTAAATTTATTTTTAGAAGGTTTGAGATAAGGAACTAACATGGCAACAAAACTACAAGTCACAGAGTTGGACTTTGATGATATCAAAACCAATCTAAAAACATTTATGAAGAATCAATCAGAGTTCTCTGATTATAACTTTGAGGGTTCTGGACTTTCAGCGCTCATTGATGTGCTTGCATACAATACTCATTACTTGGGCATGAATGCAAATATGGCAGTCAATGAAGCGTTTCTAGATACTGCAACTCTTCGTTCTTCGGTTGTATCTCATGCAAAGACTTTGGGTTATACCCCACGTTCTGCTCGTTCTCCACTTGCGTATATTGATATCCTTGTTAATAATACTACTAATCTTGGCAGTGTCACTCTTGCAAAAGGAACAAAGTTCACAACACAAATCAACAACACGACATATGGATTTATTGTAAACGAAACTATTACGACAACCAAAATTAATGACATTGTTAGATTCCAAAATGTTCCTATCTATGAGGGAACTCTTGTGACTGCAAAATATACGGTAGACAGTTCTGATTTGGAAAAGAGATTTTTGGTTACAGATAATCGAGCAGACACCACTACTCTAAAGGTATCGGTTCAAAACTCTGCTTCTGATTCAACCACAAACATTTACACTCTTGCAACAGATATATCACAAGTAACTGCAACTTCTAATGTTTACTTCTTACAGGAAGTCGATGATGGAAAGTTTGAGGTTTACTTTGGTGATGGTGTAGTAGGGAACAATCCAACTGATGGAAATATTATTATCCTAGAATATATTGTGACAAACAAAGATGCAGCAAATGGCGCAAAGACTTTTAGTGGAACATCATTCAGCGGCATTACAGACTATACTATAACGACAACAGCAGCAGCTGCTGGTGGTGCTGAACCAGAAACTATTGAGTCTATTAAATACAACGCTCCCTTGGATTATTCGTCACAGGGTCGTGCCGTTACCACTGAAGATTACAAAGTTATTATTCCACAAGTTTATGCAGACGCACAAGCAGTTCAAGTTTGGGGTGGAGAGGATAATGATCCACCAAGATATGGACAGGTATTTGTTTCCATCAAAACTTCTTCGGGTATTAATCTTACTCAAGCACAGAAAGATAATATTACAACCTCATTGGACAGATATAATATTGCTTCTATTCGTCCAACCATTATTGATCCAGAGGTAACAAAGATTCTTTTAACCTCAACATTTAAGTTTAGCGCTAATGCAACAACTAAGACTGCACAGGATTTAGAAACTATCGTGAGGGATACAATCGTTTCATATAACTCTTCTGACTTGCAGGCGTTCGATGGTTTGTTTAGATATTCAAAACTGTCTCGTTTGATTGATGCTAGTGATCCATCTATTCTATCTAACATCACTTCTCTAAAAATATCTAAATCATTTACGCCCACACTGAATGCAACCAATCAATATATTATTAATTTTTCTAATATGTTATATAATCCACATGGTGGTCATAATTCTGCATCTGGCGGCATTCTTTCTTCCACTGGATTTACTATTACATCAAATACAAATACTCTTTACTTAGATGATGATGGTAATGGTAATATTCGTTCATACTTCTTTGAGTCTGGCACTAATAGAAGTTATGTTGATTCTACATTTGGAACAATTGATTATGCAACTGGCACAATCACATTGCCATCTCTTATTCCATCAGGCGTTTCTAATACTGATGGAACTATTACTCTCACAGTTCAACCTCGTTCAAATGATGTTGTTCCAGTAAGAAATCAATTATTGGAAATTGATTTAACTAATACTTCGATTACAGGTGAGAACGACACAATTGAATCTGGTGGTTCATCTGCTGGAACTGGTTACTCAACCTCATCTTCATATTAAGGTTTAATAGATGTCTGGACAAGACCCAACATTAAAGAATAAGGTATCCCCACATATTCAGTCTCAACTGCCTGAGTTTGTACAACAAGATCATCCTTTATTCTCTCTCTTTCTCAAATACTATTATGAGTTTCTTGAGGCAGGAGAACTGGTCGTTTCTGGTAGTAATAGTTATGTTATTGAAGAAACGATTACAGAGAACAAAATACTTGACGAAACAGGAGAGAACATTGTTCTTGAAGAATCTGTTGGAAAGTTTGCCGTGGGGGAAACTATCACTGGTTCTATTACTGGTGCAACCGCTCGTATTCTTGTTGATGACTTTGATGATAACAAAAGATTATTTGTCACATCCCAACAAAGGTTTCAAACTGGCGAGACATTAACAGGTAGCACCTCTGGTGCAACAACTACTGTAGTCTCTTATCGTGGAAACCCTGTACAGAATATTCAACAACTTCTTGCATACGCAGACGTTGATAATACAATCTATGATTTCTTAGATAAGTTTAGAGATTCCTTTATGGAGTCTATTCCAAACACACTCGCTGATGGTCTTGCAAAAAGAAAACTTGTTAAGAACATTAAAGATATGTACACTGCAAAGGGTACAGAGGATGGACATAAACTATTCTTTAGAATCCTTTTCAATGAAGAATCAACAATCGTTTATCCTCGTGATAATCTTCTTCGCCCTTCTGACGGAACTTGGTCTCGTGACTCGATTATAAGAATTACTGAAACTAGTGATTCAGATTTTAACACTGCCATTGGACAAAGGATAACTGGTGTTTCTTCTGGTGCGACAGCGCTAATTGGTACGGTTATTAAATTTAGAGAAGGTGCAGTTCAGATTGCTGAATTGAATGTTGACACCAACTCAATCACTGGAACATTCTCTGCTGGGGAAACTATCACGACAACTGATACCTCTCGTGACTTAGAAATTTCTGGTGTAATTAAAAGTATTGTTACTGAAGGAACGGTTACTGCTGGTGGTGCATACTATACTACTGGTGACAGTATCGTGGTTGGTTCTGGTGGAAATAATGCTGCTGTTGCAAAGGTTGAGTCTGCTGGTACTGGATCGGTTGATAGGATTATTATCCAGAGCGGCGGTACTGGTTATAAAGTAACTGATTCAGTATCTTTCAATAACACTGACACAGGTGGAGCAGGAGTTGCTGCTGAGATTGCTGTTGTGGGTGGTAGTTTTATTCTTGAAGGAATAACCTCACCAGATCATTTTATTACAGAAGATGGTTTCCCAATCATCACTGAAGTTGCTGAGTTCCTTCATCAAGAAACCACAGTAGGAGAAGATGATTTTCTTGTTCTGGAAGATGGTGGACAAATTATTATTGAAGAGGAAACTTTCAATAATCTGGGCGTGAGTGCAGAGATCGGACAGATTACTGCCGTTGACATTACAAACCCCGGCAACGGTTTCTTAAAACTTCCTCGTGTTACAGTAACATCTAGTACAGGTAGTGGTGCAAGTCTATTTGCATCTTCTGTCATTGAACCTAGAATTGGTCACGTTGAAGGCATTTCTATTACAAACTTTGGTTTGGATTATAACGCTGCTCCATCATTGACATTCAATAAGAATGTTCTGATATCAAATGTATCGGGCGCTTTTATTGCTGGAGATACACTTACTTCACACCAAGCAACTGTTGTATCTTATGATACAAATACACAACTACTTGAACTTGCAAGTGATGTTGTGTTTGATGATGGTGATGATATTGCTTCTGTAACTGGTGCTACTGCAACGATTAGACAATCAGATGAAGCAAAAGGAATATCATCAATTGGTGTTGTTGGTAACAGTGTTGCTGGTTTTGTAAACGATAGAGGTAAGGTTTCTGTAAACACCATGCGTGTTCAAGACTCTTTCTACTATCAGGACTATTCATATGTGGTTCGTATTGGTGAATCAATTAACCAGTGGAGAGAAAGTATTAGACGTTCTGTTCACCCTGCTGGTTGGAACGTATTCGGTGAAGTGTCTTTTGCATCACAGGTTTCTGCAAATATTCAAATACCAACTGCTGGCGGTATTGCTGACAATCGTAGTAAGGATACATTCTCACCAGAACTTGCATCTACATTTACCAACTTGTTTACTACAGTATTTGGTAGAAGGTTGGCAACACCTACACAGAAAACTCTTAACGCAAGTCCAAAGGTTGGCGTTAATGCTCCAGAAAATCTTCCTTCTGGACAGAGAGATGTTACACTATCAAAAACAACGGTTGTCTCTCTAAAGACAAATCGTGGTTCACATTGGACAGGACATACTTCACTTGCAAATCTTCCAATCTATGCTTTTGCAGTTCCACCACTTGGAACAGATGAGATTGCATCTGAATATCTTGATCCTGCTGGCAGAAGAATAACTGCTGGTGCAAATCAAACTCGTGACCTATATAATATTAAGCAGTTTGGTCATCACACCATCAAATCTGTTTCCGACTACGGTTTCCTAAGACTTGAAGAAGGACTAGATGGAGATGGCGACAAGATTGTTTTGGAAACAGGTTCGGGGTTCTTAAAAGATGAAGTCATAAAGATTCCAGACACAGCATATACTACAAGGATTAATGTACCACCCCCATCTGAAATTATAATAGATCGTGGTGGACTTATCAATTCATTTGATAATGACTTTATAAAGTTCAGTGACGCCGTTCAAAGATTTGATGAGGGAGATGCCTCTGGAACAATAAGAGATACAGAGGGCAATCATGCAACCTCATTCGATCAGTCTGGATCGCTTGGTATTAGTTTTGATCAGAACAGTGTAAGATTTGATACCGCTTCTGGTAACGAACAAGACTTTGAGGTAAAGACATTTGATGAAAGTGATGATACCTTTGATGTAACAACAAATAGTTTTGATGCGTCCAAAACAATTGGACAGATATCTCTATTCAGCAATAACAATACAACCTTTGATAAAACAACAGAAACTTACGATACCCAATAGGGTCAATCGTTATAAATAACTACAGGAATTAACTAGGAGAAACCCAAATGGCATATCAATCAATCGGGCGAGGAACTTCTGCAAATGACGGAACAGGTGATGACCTTCGTAGCGGAGCAGGTAAGATCAACGCCAATTTCGTAGAAGTATACAACAAGCTTGGCAACGGTAGTGCCCTAACAAGTGATACGGTAACACTAAACACTGCAACCCAAACTCTAACTAATAAAACATTGACTGCACCCACTATTACTGGTGCTGGTGCAATCGCTGGAGTATTCACAGGAAATATTACTGGTAACGTAACTGGTAACTGTTCTGGAACTTCTGGTTCTACTACTGGTAACGCTGCAACAGCAACTGCTCTTGCAACGGCAAGAACTATTGCTGGTCAGTCATTTGATGGTACAGGCAATATTACAATCGCAAGTACAGACTTGAGTAATACGAGTGCAATCACACTATTGACTGCAACCCAAACTCTAACTAATAAAACTCTGACTGCTCCAATCGTTGGTGGTAGTGTTACTACTGCATCTGGTAATTTGGATTTAGATCCAGCAACTCAGATTGTAGAAGTCAAGGGTGACGGTTCATCAGTTGAAGGACAGATTAAACTTAACTGTCATGCAAACTCACATGGACAAACAATTAAAGCACAACCACATAGTGCAAACGTAACAAACACAATGTTGCTTCCAGATGGTGCAAACTCTACACTGGTAAGTAAGGTGTCTGCTGATGTTCTTACAAACAAAACTCTTGCAGATTTGAAAACAAGCGTTCAGACTATTAGTGGTGCCGGTGCAGTTGACTTAGTTACTGGTGTAACAGAAATTACAACAACTGGCGCACAGGCATATACACTTGCTAATGGTGTGGTAGGACAACTTAAAGTTATTACTATGGTTGCAGACGGTGGAGATGGTACTCTTACTCCAACAACCTTGAATGGTGGATCAACTATTACATTCAACGATGTTGGTGATACAGTTCTTCTAGTATATGTAACTACTCTTGGTTGGACTGTTATTTCTAATAGTGGTGCTACTGTCGCCTAATAAGGGAAAAAATAAATGGCAATAGATACAATTAAATCCTCAGCAGTACTTGACGGTGCTATTGCAACAGCTGATATTGCAGATGATGCTGTAACTAATGCAAAGATTGGTTCTGGTGCAGTTGGAGCAACTGAAGTTGCAAGTAATGCTGTAACAACTGCAAAGATTGCTAGTGGTGCAGTGACTTCTGCGAAATTAGATACGAATATTGCGATTACTGGTGACTTAACAGTAGATACAAATGTTCTAAAAGTAGATTCAACAAATAATAAAGTTGGCATTAATGTAACTTCACCAGATGCAATGCTTCAAGTTCAAAATGGTGACATAACTGTTGGTTGGGCTGATAATTTTATTGGTACGCAGTTTCAAACTGGTTCAGATTTCCGTCTTGGAATGAAATTTGCAACAGTCGCTAGAACACTAAAACTTGTTGCCGAAACAAATGATAATAACGGTGAAATTACATTTGAAACAAACGGTTCAGAAAGAGCAAGGGTTACTAATAATGGTATTACATTTAATGGTGACACTGCAGCTGCAAACGCCCTTGACGATTATGAAGAAGGCACTTGGACACCATTTTATACCTCTCAACATGGCAATCTTACTTTGAATGGAAACGCAAGTAATACTTCAAGTATGTATACATCTCAAGGCGGTTCATATATTAAAATTGGTAAAAAGGTTATTTGTCATATGACACTTGCAACAACTGGTGTAACATCATTTGGTGGTAGTGGAAACTTATGGGTTGCAGGCCTTCCTTTTGCAAACGCTACAACAACTGTAAGTAAACCAAGAGGAGTTAATGGTTGCATGGCTGGAAGATTTAACAGTTTTACACCAGACCAACTAGTATGTAATAGTAATGCAACAACAATACAAATAAGAGCTGGGTTTGAATCTTATCCAGATATTAATAAACTTGATACGGGCGGCAGTGGTAACCGAAATGTTATTGAAGCACTTATTGTATACGAAACTGCATAAATAACTTTATAGGAAAAAACAATGGCAGCGATTATTACTGAAAAATTCAGACAACATAATGCAGAACAGTTCTTTGAGTCATTCTCTGAAGCTTCTGCATCTACATATTATTTGTTTATCGGAAAGAGTTCACCTTTCAGCGTGAGTACTTCTGGTGGCGATGACAACTCCCCCCCAACTCCAAACGATGACGTTGTATTGGAGCAACACAAATGGGATTCAATGCTCGCTGCTAAGTTGATATCAACTTCTGATGTTGCATTCTGCGCCCCTCGTAGAGATTGGGCAAACAGTACAACATATGATATGTATGAACACGATATTTCTACAACCAATCCCACAACAAGTGGTGCAACAAACCTATACGATAGTACGTTCTACTTTATGACTTCAGAATATAAAGTATATAAAGTGCTTGACAATAACAACGGAGTTGCATATAGTGGTGTAGAACCTACATCAACTTCGGCAATCCCATTTGAACTTGGTGGATATACTCTTCAGTATATGTATACATTGAGTGTATCAAATATTGATAAGTTTTTAACTTCAGACTTTATCCCTGTGGTAACTGACTCTTCTGTGTCGGGTGCTGCTGCAAATGGTTCAATTGATACACTAAGAGTTGTCGCTGGTTCTGGTTTTGCAGACGGTACATACTATTCACCTATTGATGGTGACGGTTCAGGCGGTGTCGTAGAGATTAAAGTTGCTGGTGGTGCGATTCAAAGACAAGGTTCTTCTGGTTCAAATATATTTGCCGCTGGAACTGGTTATACATTTGCTACTGTTGACTTGTCAAATACATTTTCAAATAGTGGAATGACTGTCGGTGCTTCAATCGGTTCTGGTTCTGGTGGTTCAGTTATACCAATCATTTCTCCTAGAGGTGGACACGGCAAAAATGCAGTTGAAGAACTTGGTGCTCATTATGTAATGATGAACACTAAACTGGAACAGGCAGAAGGTGATGATGTAACAGTTGCAAACGACTTCAGAGAAGTTGGTATTGTAAAAGACCCTTTCAACTTTGGTACAACAACTATTTCTTCTGCATCAACTCGCAGACAATCATACGCAATCAAGATGGCAGCATCTCCATCAACAGATTATATCATTGATGAAAAGATTACACAGTCAACTACTGGCGCAGTCGGTAGAGTTGTAGAATGGGATGCAACGAGAAAGATTCTTTATTATGTACAGGAAAGATTTACAGACTTTGGTATTGCTGCAAATGGAAATCAGATTTCATTTTCTGGTGCAAATACTGTAACAGGGGCGACATCAAATGCCGCTGCTACTCCTTCTGCAACCTCATCTGAAAACGTAACACTTGCTGGTGGAACAACTTTGACATTTACATCTGGATATGCAAATCCAGAACTTCAACCAGATAGTGGACATATTCTTTATGTCGAAAACAGACGCCCGATCTCTCGTGCATCTGACCAAACAGAAGATATTAAAATCGTAGTGGAATTCTAAAAAATGGAAAAAACTAATCTTAACGTAGCACCATACTATGATGACTTTGCAGAGAGCAAAGACTTTCATAGGGTTCTCTTTCGTCCAGGCTTTGCCGTACAAGCAAGGGAACTATCACAACTACAGTCTATCATGCAGAACCAAATCGAAAGATTTGGGCGTCATATGTTTCAAGAGGGTACAGTTGTTATTCCTGGCGCTGTTGGGTACACTGATGAATACTACGCAGTTAAGATTGATTCTACATTAAGTGGCGCAGATATTTCAGCGCAAATCCAAGACTACGTTGGTAAAAGAATTACTGGAACAACCAGTGGTGTTGTTGCTGAAGTCATTCAGGCGGTCGCTGCAACAACTAATGATCCTATTACTCTTTATGTTAAATATATTAGTACTGGTACAAACAATGTAACCACAGTGTTTACAAACGGAGAAAGAATCTCTGCTAATGGAACAGTTGGTTCGTTTGGTAGTGGTGTAGACTCTGCACAGTTGAATGCTACAAACGCAACTGCAACTGGTTCTTCTGCAAACATTCAAGAGGGTGTTTACTTTGTTCGTGGACACTTTGTAAGAGTTGCAGAACAAAGAATTATTCTAGACAAGTATACTAATACTCCAAACTATAGAGTTGGTCTTACAATCACTGAAGGACTATCAACACCAGAAGAAGATACTTCTCTATTGGATAACGCACAGGGAACTTCTAACTTCAACGCAAAGGGCGCTCATAGACTCAAGTTTACATTAACTCTTTCTAAACTTGCTTTAGATTCTGTCGAGGATGCGAACTTCATTGAACTTCTTAGAATTAAAAACGGTGTTCTGTTAGAGAAAGCAAGAAACACTCAGTATTCAGTTTTGGGCGAAACTCTTGCTCGTAGAACATATGATGAATCTGGTGACTATACAGTTCGTTCTTTTGACATTGATATTAAAGAAACACTGAATGATGGATTAAACAATGGCGTGTACAATACTGGTGTAACTACGGATGATGGTAATGTCGCTAATGATGATTTCCTTACATTCCAAGTTTCGCCGGGCAAAGCATATGTTCGTGGATATGAGATTGAAACAATCTCTCCAAAATTTGTTGACGTTGCTAAACCTAGAACCTTTGAAAGTTTCAATGCCGCTGTTACCCCTGTTGAAGTCGGTAACTTTGTCGTAGTTAAAAATGTACATGGTTCTCCAGAAATCTCACCATTTATTTCTGGTGAGATTGATCAACCATATCGTGATATCGCATTGCACGACCAACAGACATCTTCTGGTGGTACTGCTAGTGGTAATAAAGTTGGTGTTGCTCGTGTAAGAGCATTTGAACATTCTGCAAACGACACTGGTTCTGGTGTCCACGTTATGACTGCTGCTGCAGAGTTCAAACTATATCTGTTTGACATTCGTATGTTTACTAAACTTACAATGTCTGCTGCTCCTAGTGGTGGTGTTACAACTGGTGCAAAAGTTACTGGCGTGACTTCTGGTGCTACAGGTTTCATTCACTCTGATACTACTTCAACTACTATTGTTCTCACAACAGTTACAGGAAACTTTGTAACTGGAGAGAGTATCAAATCAACATCTTCTACAGAAGCAGATGAGATACTTGAGAATGGTAGTAACGCAAACATTACTATTAGTTCTATTGCACAGTTTGATTTTAGTCACGTTAAACAAACATTTATGAATGACCCAAATGTTGGTGATCCAGATTTTACTGCTGATATTGTTTTACAAAATTCATTTAACCTAACAGGACTAGTTTCTTACAGTAGTAGTACTACGGTTAATGGTTTCCAAACAAACTTCACTGCTGAGTTGAGGGTTGGAGATATCGTAGGTTTCCCAACTGGTGCTGCTGGTGCTATCGAGTTTAGAAGAGTTACTGCTGTAACAAACTCAACTACAATTACAGTCAATGCTTCTCTTACTAATGCAGTCACATCTGTGGCGGCATCAAGAAAGAGAGCACAACTTTCTGACCAACAGAAAAATGTTCTTCTTCGTAAGTTGCAGAAGAACACTATTAAGACTCTAAAGACTGAAGCAAACCTTGGTGTATCTGATACACAGGTTACTATTAGACGTTCATTTACTGACACATCAACTGCTGGTGGTGCAGTATCATTTACTGCTGGTTCAAACGAAACCTTTAACGCAGTAGACAATACCGATTTTGTTCTTACAGTTATAACTGCTGGTTCTGGTGGTTCAGCAACCGCTGGGCAGATTGTAAATCTCAATAGTTCTAATGTAACAGTTGGGGGTGCTGGAACTGGAACACTTACAATCACTTCTAGTGCCGTTCTTGGTAATGGTGCTGAAGTCAGACTTATCACAACTATGACAAGAACAGTTGTTTCAGAAAAGTCAAAAACAAGAACAAGAATGCATCAAGTCTTAGTAGATCATCCGCCTGCCGGCGGGGGTTCTGGCGGTGCTAACTATGGTATTGCTGCTCACCACAAAGATATTTCTCTTGGTGTTGCTGATATTCATAAACTATGGGCAGTGCTTGACTCTGAAGATACAGGAACAAATCCTGTCCTTCCACAATGGACAATCACCGGCGCATCTGGTAACTTTACTAAAGGTGAACTTATCACTGGTGCATCTTCTGGTGCAATCGCAAGAGTTATTAATCCATTATCTCCCATCACATATGTTTCAATCAACGAGGTAGACTTCACTGCTACTGAAACTATTACAGGAAGTGAAAGTGGAACAACTGCTACGCTGGATACCTTTACTGCTGGTTCTCGTGTTATCACCAATGACTTTACATTAGACAATGGACAAAGAGATAACTTCTACGATATTGGTAAGATTGTTCGCAAACCGGCGGCGGTTACTCCAACAGGTAAACTTCTTATTGTTGCAGACTACTTCTCGCATGGTACTGGAGATTTCTTCTCTGTAGATTCTTACAGTTCTATTGATTATAAAGATATTCCAACTTACACTGCTACTCGTGTTGATCCAGAGGTTGCAGAACCTACTGGTGAATACGACTTGCGTGACACTGTAGACTTCAGGCCTCGTGTTGCTGATGTCGGACAAAGCACAGTAACCATTCAGTCACAAACTGTTTATAAGGTTACGAATATGTCCTTTAACTTTGAATCACGTTCTTTCGCTGGAACTGGTTCATCTACTGTAGGCATTCCAAAGGATAACTCAAACTTTGTTTATGACTTTGAACATTATATCGGTCGTGTGGATCAACTGTTCCTCACCTCTGCTGGTGAATTCAAAGTTGTAACTGGCGTTCCCTCTGAAAATCCAACTCAAACCAAACCACTTGATGATGCAATGAAACTTGCACACATTAATGTTCCACCTTATGTGATTAATATTAACGATGTGTCTTTTGTTAAGACTAACAATCGTAGATATACCATGAGAGATATTGGTAGACTTGAAACTCGACTTCAGAATATGGAATACTACACTGCACTTAATCTACTTGAGAAAGATGCAGCATCTTTACAAATTCAAGATGCGAATGGACTTGATAGATTTAAGTCTGGTTTTGTTGTAGACAACTTCAAAGGACACGCAACTGGTGATGTTAAACATCCAGACTATCGTGTTGCTATTGATATGCAAGATGGTATTCTTCGTCCAAAATATTTTATGAAGGGCATTTCTTTAGAAGAAGAGAATACTACTGACGCAGAGAGAGCTGTAGATAACTACCATCTTACTGGCGAGGTTATTACTCTTCCATATACTGACACCATTGTGATTGATCAAGGATATGGAACTCGTGTTGAAAACCTTAACCCTGTTCTTAACTTTGCATGGGCGGGTATTTGTAAACTTACACCATCTGGTGATGAATGGTTTGAAGTAAGTAGACTTCCAGATTTGATTGTTAACCAAGAAGGTAACTTTGATACCTTTGTTGCACAAAACCAAAATGCGATTGGTACTATTTGGAATGCATGGCAAACACAGTGGGGTGGTGTAACATCATCTACAACTGATAGATTCCGTGAACACTCATTCCAAAGATCAATCCAACTTGCTGGTGGAAGATTTAGAGGTCGTGCCGTTATCGAAAGAACTATTACTACAAGAGAAGGAACTTCTTCTAGAAATGGTGTTCAAACTTCTATTGTCGCTCAGATTGACCATGAGTCACAGGGTGATAGAGTTGTATCACAGGCAGTCGTTCCTTTCATTCGTTCTAGAAACATTACATTCAACGCAACAGGAATGAAGCCTCGTACAAGAGTTTATCCATTCTTTGATAAAACAAGTGTAAGTCAATATTGTACTCCACAAGGTGGGTCTTTGGGTGGCGCTCTTATTACCTCTGCTGGTGGTAGAGTTATTGGAACATTTGCTATTCCAAATCCAACACAAAGAGGCGCTCCAAGATTTAGAACAGGTGAGAGACAGTTTAGACTTACCTCTGATCCTCAGAATGGACAAGAGAGTGTAGAAACTTTTGCACAAGCGATTTATACTGCAAGAGGAACACTTAATAATGTTCAAGAAACAATCATTGCAACTCGTAATGCAAGATTTGAAACTCGTGAGGTATCTCAAACTCAAAACGTATCAAGACAAGAAACTCGTGAAGATGTTGTTGGTTGGTGGGATCCGCTTGCACAGTCCTTTATGCCTCAGGCAAAGGGTGGAGAGTTTCTTACTAAGGTAGATGTTTATTTTGGTTCAAGAGATGAAGAACTTCCTGTTTCATGTCAGATTCGTGAAATGCAAAATGGTTATCCTACAACAAAGGTTCTTCCTTTTGCATCTAAAACACTAGAACCATTTGCTGACGGTACAGTATCTTATACTCAAGGTAGTACAACGATTACTGGAAGTGGTACAGAGTTCACTAAAGAAATAAGAGCTGGTATGCAAATCACCATTGAGGATATTGGTGTTAGTGGACAAGATTGCGTTTGTGATGTTGTCAGTGTAGAATCAGATACACAACTTACTATCTCTGGTGGACAGGGTGCAAGTAACTATAGGTTTACTGGCGGAGTAGAAGGAAGTTCTGGAAGTAATAAATTTTATAGTCTTGTAAACACTGATCCAGATAGAGGTGGCATCAAAACCACATTCGTATTTGATGCTCCTGTCTATGTTAAAGATGGGGTAGAATATTGTATCGTTCTCTTTACCGATAGTCCAAAGTATACTGCATGGATTTCTCGCATGGGTGAGATTGACTTGGCGGGTAGACAGATTTCTGAACAACCATATTTGGGTGTTCTCTTTAAGTCACAGAACAATACGACTTGGAGTGCATATGATTTGGAAGATTTGAAGTTCACTCTTTATCGTGCTTCGTTTGATACATCTAAAACTTCTGTTGTTACTTTGGTGAACGAATCAGTTCCGATTAGAACTTTGAATTCAAATCCAATCAGAACTTACAATGGGAAAAACTTTGTTAAGGTAACGCATTCAGATCACCATATGTATTCTTCTTCAAACAATGTTACTCTTGCTGGAGTTTCATCTGGTATCGGTTCTACATTGTCAAGTGGAATTTCTGCATCGGCGACATCACTTAATATTGCAACCACAAACGGCTGGCCAACCTCTGGTTCAGTCCACATAAAGATTGGTAGTGAGGTTATGTCTGGTACGATTAATAATAGTGGTGCAATCAGTTCAATCACTCGTGGAGTTGAAGGTACTGCCGCTACTCATAGTACTGGCGCTTCAATAGAACTATATCAGATTAATGGTATTCCTTTGACAGAAATCAACAAGACTCATAATGCACTTGCAAATATTGGTATCGACTCATATACAGTTTCTACAACTGCAAATGCAAATGCTGATGGTACAAGTGGTGGTTTAGTTGCAACTGCAACAGAGAATGCTCAGATGGATCAGATTCATACGCTTCTTCCTACAGTAGAACTTCCAGATACAAGTATCTCTACTTCTGTTATTACAACAACTGGTACGTCACCAAGTGGCAACCAGACTTCCTTTGCACAGTCAACGGTTTCTGAGAGTATTCCAACGAATGATAACTATATCTTTGCTAGACCTAGATTGATTGCTTCTTCAATCAACGAGACTTTAGAGTTGTCTGGCAATAAATCATTCAAGTGTATTCTAAATCTTACCACTGACAGAGAAAATCTATCCCCATTGTTAGACTTGGATAGAAAGAGTGTTGTTGCGGTTTCTAACAGAATCAATAATATTGATAGTGCTTCTGACTTGAGTTCTGTTACTGAACTACAGGCAGATTTCATTCCTGCCACTGAACCAGAAGGTGATAATAACGAGTCGGTTTATGTAACTCGTAAAGTGTCACTACAAAATCCTGCTACTGCAATCAGAATGTATGTTGATGCGGTGCAGTTTGATAGTTCAGAAATTCAGGCAATGTTCAAGATACTTCGTTCAGACGATTCATCAGACTTTGATGAAATCGGATGGCAATACTTTAACACAAATGGACAACCAGATGAAACAGTCAATGCTTCTATTAATGAAACAGACTTCATTGAGAGAAAGTATTCTGCTGAAGGTTTGGAAGAGTTCATTTCTTTCGCAATCAAGATTAGGTTACAGGGAACAAACTCTTGTGAAGTTCCATATCTAAAAGACCTAAGAGCGATTGCATTGGCGACATAAGATGACAGAATATATCAAAGTAGAAAATCATCCAGACTTAGTGAGAGATACCCATTCTCGTGCGATTGTGAATACAGACTTGTCTGCTTATCAAGCAGCAGTTGCACGCTCTCGTACTGCACAAAAGAATAAAGATGAACTAAGGGATGCAGTAAGAGATATAAATAGTCTAAAGTCAGAGATGCATGAAATTAAGTCTCTATTAATGCAAATGATGGATAAGAAATAATGGCAGATCGTAACGCACCAGCTAGTTTCACTTTTGAAGAGTGGAGAGTAGAATTTAACGAACTCGCAACAGATGTGGGTGACATTGCGAATCTACCAACTTCTGTTAATGGCACTGCTGTATCAGATGTTATCGAAGCAGTCAAACAACTTGAACTTGCTCTTAGTAGTGTCATGTTTCCTACAGTCATTGACTTTGATGATTCTACTGGCGTGAACAGTGAAAGAATCAAAATGGGCACACATGATGATTTACAAATATACCATGATGGTTCAAACTCAATAATCAATCACACTGGTACAGGTAGTTTGCAGTTGACTTCGGATGCAACCACACTTACATTTCCAGGCACAAGTGGAATCATTGCAACTGAAGGTTTTGGAATTGCACTTGCAGTTGCCCTTGGATAATGATTATAAATAATATAAACAAAGGAAGATAAAAGAATGGCAAACAATTTTAAGAATGCATTTGCAACGAGTGTATCCACTAACAGCGGTTCACCTACAGATGTATATACTGCAAACAATGGTTCTGCCGTCAACTCAATTCTTATCGAACTTGATATAGCGAACACTGGAACTTCTGCTGTTTCTACTACTGTCCTCATTCGTGATAGTTCTGCAAGCGCATCATTCCATGTTGTTAAAAATGCTCCGATCCCGCCGGGCTCGTCATTGAAAGTTGTGTCGGGTCAAAAGATTGTATTGAATGGAAATGACAAAGTTCAAGTATATGCTAGTGCGGCAACCGTAGATGTTGTTGCTTCTATTCTAGAAGATGTAACATAAGGGGTGGATTAAATGTCTAACTATATTGGTGTTCCATACATTAATCAGATTTCGCCCAGTTTTCCAAAGGAAGATTTTAATGGGTCTAACTTTGGTAATGTAACTGGAGCGTATGCAACTCATACAAATGCGATAGCATTATCTGTTGATGTGCCTGGCGCTAATGCAGAGAACCTCTTGGTCGTTTTGGATAACGTGGTTCAAGAACCAGATGTGGCATATACTGTTCACGAGGATTCAAATAACCAACCAAAGATTTTGAAGTTCTCAGAAGCGCCTGCTACCAACGCTTCTATCTATGTTGTACATAGAGGTATTGGTAACTACAATATGGCGCCTCCTGCTGGTTCTGTTACTTCAACACAACTTGCTTCTGGACTAAAGAATATTACTACAGATTCATTCACAGGTAATGGTTCAGCGACTGCATACACACTTACAGAAACGCCTCCTCATGCAAACTCAATTCTTGTGATTGTTGATGGTATCGTACAAAAGGTTTCGACTAACTATAATGTATCTGGAGCAACTTTAACATTTAGTTCTGCACCAGATGCTAGTGCAGAGATTGAAGTAAAACATTTGGGTGTGCGTGGTGTTATTCGCAGAGGCCCAGATTTTCAAATAGACAATCTGACAGGGGATGGTTCTGCTACTGCATTCACTTTAACAAATGCTGGTGTCACAGCGAATAATGCTTTTGTATATTACAATGGTGTGTGTTTGAAACCTACTACTGATTATGGTATTAGTGGTACTACAATTACATTCACATTCGCTCCTGTTAATGCATCAGAAATAATGGTAAGGTATCAACTATAATGGCAAGTAAATCAAAAAATATCGCAGAACTTCTTAACGGTGACGTTACTATTGATGCAACTGACATTGCCAGTAACTCAGTTACTACGGCAAAGATTGCTGATGATGCAGTAACAAGTGCGAAACTAGAAAACAATGTTACAATCGCTGGAAATTTCGATGCAAGTGCTGGTACTATCAAGTTAGATGGCAATTATCCAACAGGTACAGATAATACTGCTTTAGGTAATGGTGCGCTGGATGATGGTTCGTTGTCTGGTGGTTATAACGTAGCAGTAGGCGAAGCTGCCCTTGGTGAGAACGAGGGCGGTCAAGAAAATACTGCTGTTGGTTGGAATAGTTTAGATGCAAATACTTCCGGCAATAACAATACTTCTTTGGGCTCGCAATCTATGGGTGGAAACACCACTGGATCTAGTAATACAGCAGTGGGCAAAAATGCTTTAAGAACAAATTCAACCGGCGGGAGCAACGTATCTGTTGGAACATCCGCTTTGAATGCAAACACAACAGCTAGTGGCAACAATGCGTTGGGCGTAAACGCTCTGTTGAATAACACTACAGGGGCCGCCAATACTGCTATGGGCTATGCTTCGATGCAAGCGAACACTACCGCTTCCGAAAATACGGCGTTCGGCTACAATTCTCTTTTATCTAATACTACTGGAGCTGAAAATGTAGCATTTGGCGACAATGCTCTGCGTTCCAATACTACAGCGTCAAATAATACCGCTCTTGGCAGAACCGCTCTATTTACAAATACTACTGGAGCAGCGTTGACAGCTGTCGGCACTCAGGCACTTCGTCAAAACACAACTGCTAGTAACAATACCGCTGTGGGCCGCAGTGCGCTTTATAATGCTACTACAGGCGGCGAGAATACTGCGGTGGGCCAAGGTGCGCTTCAGACTATAACAACTAACAACAACAGCACCGGCATTGGACAAGCAGCAGGTAACGCTTCAACTGGAAGTTACAATACTTTTCTTGGTGCAAGAAGTGGAGCGACTCAATCGTCTGGCGACCAAAATACCTATGTCGGCGAGGCTTCTGGTTATTCTATGACTACAGGGACTCGCAACTCTATCCTTGGACGCTATAGTGGTAATGCCGGCGGGTTAGACATTCGCTCACTCAGCAACCAAATCGTTCTGTCTGATGGTGATGGCAATCCTAGAATGCTATTAACTGCCTCTGGTAAGTGCGGAGTTGGTGCTAACCTAGACCCAAATGGTGGCGCACAGTTTATAGCCCAGCAACCAGATAATAGTGTTGCTGTTGATGCTCGTTCCACAAGCTATTCTTACACCAACATTGTTTTGCTAGTTGGTTCAAACACTAACACCACAAACAGCACCTATAACCACATCCGTGCCGACATTCACGGTGTTGCACAAAAGTTTGCGGTGCGAGATAGTGGTAATGTTGTAAATAGTAACAACAGTTATGGTTCTCTGTCGGACGCTCGCTTAAAAGAAAACATTACTGATGCTACATCTCAGTGGGATGACATAAAAGCAGTTCAAGTTCGTAAGTATAATCGTTTAGGTGAAACACAAAAAGAACTAGGAGTTGTTGCACAAGAACTTGAAGAATCTGGTATGGGTGGACTTACTGAAGATGCCACAGTTTACGATGTTGTAAACAATCCAGATGAGGAAACTCGTAAGAGTGTTAAGTATAGCATCCTCTACATGAAAGCACTTAAAGCACTACAAGAAGCTATGACACGAATTGAAACACTTGAGTCTAAAGTAGAGGCGCTTGAGTCCTAACACATAGGAGAATAAAATGGACGAACTAACAAAAGAAGAAATCGCACAGAACTACACCGCAATGGGTCACAGCGTTGACCTCATCAATGCTATCATCGCTGGCGACACTATGGCAGATGACGATGCAGCAGATAAGCAGAAATGCGTAGACAGAAATGTTGAACATCTGGAATTGATGGTAGCAAAGGATTTTTGGACTACTGAAAATATGACAGCAGTTAATGCTGCTATCACTGCTGGTAAAGATTATACAGCAGAATAAATAAGAGTATGATAAACAAAGGTAGAATGATATGAGTAACTATATTGGAGCAGAACCGTCCTACGGAGTATTTGATAAACAGGTACTTGCTGGTGATGGTGCGACTACACAATTCAATCTAGATCATCCAGTGGCAACATCTTCACAACTGTTGGTCTCTTTGGATGGTGTTATCCAAGAGCCAGACCATTCGTATACCGTTTCTAGTTCTACTGGACAGGGAGTTATTAACTTCTCTGAAGCACCAGATAATGGTGGTAGAGTCTTTATCACATATATGGGTAGACAACTACTACAGGCATCTGTTTCTCAATCTGAATCCTTTGTGGATGAATTTAATGGTAATGGTTCTACTACTGCATTTACTCTTACAAGAACACCAGTATCTAACGATGCAAGAAACTTCATGGTATTCGTAGATAACGTCTATCAGAGAGAGGGTTCTTCATATGCATTTACTGTTAGTGGACAGACAATAACATTTTCTGCCGCTCCCCCAAGTGGAACAAATAATATTCAAGTTTATCAACTTAATAATATTAACACACTAAATAGTGTTGCAGATAATACTATCACAGTTGCAAAGGTTCAACAAGGAGTATTTGACCAAGCAGAAGATGATGCAACTGCATTGGCAATTGCTTTAGGATAACATAGGAAAGAAAAATGGCGAACACATTCAAAAATGCAGCAGCAGCAAACGTATCCAATAGTTCATATGCAACTTTGTATACTTGCCCTTCTAGTACACAGACTGTTGTTCTTGGACTTGCAATTGCAAACAAGACAACTAGTGCTGTAACAGTACAGGTTCAGTTTACAGATAGTTCTGCTTCTAATGCTACATTTCAACTTTTAGAAAGTGTAAGTATTCCAGCAAATACTACACTGGAAACACTTGCTGGACAAAAATATATTTTAGAGGCGGGAGACATCCTCAAAGTCAAAGCGGGAACTGGTTCTGCTATTGATGTAGTAATGGGTCTCATGGAAAAGTCATAAGGGTGATATAATATGCCATTTATAGGAAAAAATCCAACCGCTGGTTTTGCTACAATCGTTAAAGATGATTTTACAGGAAACGGTTCAACCACAGTATTTACGTTATCAAAGCAAGTTGCAACTGTAACTGATATTGCTGTCTATGTAGGTAATGTTCGCCAAGAACCTACTGATGCTTATACTGTTAGTGGAACAACTTTAACAATGAGTGCTGCACCGGCAACTGGTGTAAACTTTTATGTCCTACACATTGCTGGTACAGTTGAAAGTTCTGTCATTCCACCAGACTTATCTATCGGAACTGCAAAGATTAATAACAGTGCTGTAACAACTGCAAAGATTGCTGATAATGCCGTTACAAGTGATAAGATTTCAGATACACTCACAATTCCAACACAACTTATAACGCCTTCTGTTGCTGGAAGCGCTGACACTGATACATCTATTTCATTTCCAGGCAGTAATATTGTTCAAGTAAATAATGGGGCGTCTGCAAGATATAAATTTCATAATCTAAACGGAAATAGTTTATTTGAGGTTGAGTCAAGTAGCACTGGTGGTAGTGGCGCTGGTGGTGCAATGGTACGATTCAAAGGAAGTAATGGAACACCAGTAAATATTGCATCTATTGATGGTTCAATGACAAATGGTAGTGTTGGTTCTGAAAGTGGAATACTTTCATTCTTCACTATGAACTCTGGAACAAATTCTGAAAAAGTTAGAATATTCAGTAATGGTTCAATGGCGGTTCCCAATGGTGTTGCGATTGGAAATGGTATTAATGCATCTGCATCTAATCTTCTTGACGATTATGAAGAAGGCACATTTACTCCAACATTTAGTTTTACTAACAGTAACGGAAATCACACCACTAGTGGTGCAACTGGACACTATGTAAAAATAGGTACACTAGTTCATATTCAAGGTTATATTAAACTTGCAACAAGAGGTACTGCAAATGGTGCAATTAGAATTGCATCGTTGCCGTTTACAAATATTAATTCTGGCAGTTCATACGCCGCTGGTTCTGTATGGATGAATAGTATGAATAGTGGAGCACCTATGGATGGTGACTTCATGCAATATTTGATTATAAATCCGAACGGCGACCATTTAAGATTATGGTGTTTGTCTGGTAGTGGTGCAGTCCATGAGGCAACTCAAGGTGACGTTCAAGACCAAAGTGATTTTATGTTTACAATAACATATAGAAACGCATAATAAATAAGATTATAGGAAAGATTTAATGAGTAAAATTGCACTGACACCGAATGCAAGTGGAAATGGAACAGTAACTATTACTGCTCCAAACACTAATACTGATCGCACTTTGACTATTCCAGATGTTACTGGAAATGTTGTGACAACAGGTGACAGTGGAACTGTTGTTGCTGGAATGATTGGTTCTGGTGCTGTAGAGTATGCTAAGTTAGACCAGACACTTGGTACTTGGAATAAATTAACTGATGTGAGTATTGCTGCTAATACAGCACCACAAATGATGTTTCACAGTATTCTCAATGGGCCTTACCAATACTACAAGGTTATTGGAAAGATAGGTGGTTCACAGACAACTGGTAATGCAAATATGCAACTTAGATGGGTTACTGGAACTGGAACAGACATAAGTGGTTCAACATATCATAGTGGAAACAGTGGTTACTTGTCTGACGGCAACTTCAATAATGGTTCAGGCCTGAACCATAACGCTGCTTATATTCTTGTTCATACTTCAACTGGCACATCTAATTTTGTAGATATGACGTTAATACCCTCACTCGCATATGGATTTGGACATATTCACACACATGATCAAAATACACATATCGGTGTTACTACTTTTGGTTTTAAGTATAACGCTGGGTTTTCAGATATTTCTGGAATTAAAGTTTATCCTAGCGGCGGTAATATGACAGAAGTTGATTTAACAGTTTTTGGTATGAAAACGTCTGGAAGTTTAGGGGGATAATATAATGGCATATTCAGTAAATAGTGAAACAAAAGTTGCAACCCTTGACGGAGTTGAATACAAACCGTCTGCTGTGCATGACGGTAAAGAACTAACATACGTTGCATTGACAGAAGATGAGTGTAAGTTCTTCAAAGATTTACACGCAACTATTCCTGCTCAACAATTAGAACATCTTAGAAAAATGAGAAATCAAAAACTCGCAGAATGTGATTGGACACAATCAGCAGATAGTTCTCTAACTGATTCAAAAAAGACAGCGTGGGTAACATATAGAACTGCCCTTAAAGACATAACTAAAACATATCAATCCACAGAAGATGATGGATTTAGCTGGCCGGAGAAACCAGAATGAGTACATTAAAAACAGATACCTTATCAACTGTTAGTGGTTCTGGTAGTATTACAGTAAGTACTGATCTAACTGCATCTGGTAATGCAACTGCAAACTCAATAAATTTAGGTGGAAGAAGTCTTGGTGCTGGTGGAACTCCATTAGGTGTTAATTTTAGTTCTGCTGTTACAAATGGTATGCAGATTAATGATACTAACTCTGGTAACTTAGGTGGAATGATGGGTTTCTACTCTGGTTCTGGAGCTGGTACAAATCGGGCAAATATTCAAAATGCAAATAACGCTGGTATCCATGTGTGTGTGGGAACTAGTGGTTCAGTTACATTTGGTGCATTAGGTTATACTGCTGCAAACGCCCTTGACGATTATGAAGAAGGCACTTGGACTCCTTCATTCGATACTGGATTTCCTAGTGGTAGTCCAGAAGAAGTAGTTCAAGGGGCAAAATATGTTAAGGTTGGCAGTCTTGTTCATTGCATTTTAAGACTTCAGGCAAGAAATGATGGAACTAGTATGCAGTTGGGTGGATTGCCTTTTGTACCAAACTGTGATGGTGGTTTTGGTACAGTAGGACACGACTCTCACACTACAAGAAAAGAAAGAATATTTTCTGGTAATAGTTGGATTGCTTGGGTATACAGTGGAACATCTGGTTCATTAGTAAATCACTATTTCACCATAACGTATACAACTGACTCATAAATAATATGAACAAGATTAGGAAACAATAATATGCCATTTATCGGAAAACAACCACAGGCTGGTGCATATTCAAAGTTAGACGCAATAACAACTTCTGCTACTGCTACTTATAACTTGACACTAGATAGTGGTGCATACTCTCCTCAGAGTGCTAACCACTTGTTGGTTTCACTTAATGGTGTTATTCAAGCTCCACAAGATTCATTCACGGTCAGTGGTTCACAGATTATATTTGACTCTGCATTGACAAGTTCTGATGTTATTGACTTTATTATTGCACTTGGTGATACACTGGATATTGGTGTACCTAGTGCTGGTTCTGTTAATACAAGTCAGTTGGCAAACGATGCTGTGACTGCTGCAAAGATTGCTGCAGGAGTTGTTAATACAACAGAACTTGCAAGTAATGCTGTAACAACTGCAAAGATTGCTGATGATGCCATTACTGGTGCAAAAATTGAAAACAATCCAACTATTGCTGGAAACCTTGCTGTTACTGGCACCAGTGCATTAACTGGTAATGTAGGTATTGGAACAGCTGCTGGTGGTAATCCTTTAGCAGTACAAGCAGATAGCGGTGCTGGTGGTATTGATATACTTGGTCGTTCATCTGATAACACTGCTACTATGGTGATTGGTAAAAGTGCTGATGGAAATACAATGTACAATACCATTACTAGTTATTCAAACAGAATGAGAATTCAGTCTGGTTTTTCTGGTGACAGCAATTCAATAGAATTTTATACGAATGACGGTTTGAGTATGAACATTGACTCTGCTGGTAGAGTTACCGCTGCAGGCACGCCATATTTTAGAGTTCAAAAAACTAATGGTAGTTTGACAAGTGCTCAGATTATTATATGGAATACTGTCATTCAAAATGTTGGTAGTCATTATAACAGTTCAAATGGAAGATTTACTGCTCCAGTTAATGGAGTATATCAATTTAACGTATTGGGGTCTATCACTTCTAGTCCAACAGACACTTCATTACACAGAGTAAGAATTAACGGAACTTTTCAATCAGACTTATTTCCAATTGCTACGAATGATGCAAGTCATATTTCTTACTGTCTTGCCTTTGCGCTCAAGTTGAGTGCAAATGATTATGTAGACATAGAATCTGGTAGTTCAACATGGTATGGAACTGGAAACTATCATAATGGTTATACTGGTTATCTAGTAGGATAAATAGTTCAAATAGGAGAATATAATGGCGGAAATTAAAGTAACAGTATCAGATACACAAGTAAAGTGTCTTGAGTATGCTGCTTATTCGGTACAAGATTGGTGTGATAATGTAATTCACGAACGTGCTCGTATTGCACAAGAAGAAATTATTGCTAAACTGGTTACACATTGCAATGCAAATGATATTGCTCTTGCTACTGGTGTTGAAGCACAAATCACTCAAGCATATACCTTAGAGGTAGTTGATACCGCAAAGAAAATATCTGATGCTGCTGTTATGACAGAATAAATAACTTTATACCTCTAGTGGATGCTAGGGGCGGACAAAAGGAGAAAAATAATGGCGATTACAAAACGTATAGAAGAAGATAAAATTGAAGTAGTAGGCGAGTTCAAGCATATTCAAGTGAGAACCGCTACTGTTATTGAAGAAGATGGTGTGGAACTTTCAAGAAGTTTCCATAGACACACTGTTGCACCAGACTCAGATTCATCTGGAGAAAGTGCAGACGTAAAAGCAATGGTTGCACAGTTTCATACTGATGCAGTCAAAACTGCCTATGCTGCTCATCTAGCAGAACAGGTGCAAGAAGAAGAAGAATAAAAAAACTTAAAGGGGATAAGTGATGCCACTATCTAAAGTACAATCACAAGTTATAGAGAACATTGACGGAGGCGGTTCTGATGCTGTTTTCTTTACCAATGATCAGACTATGACAGTAGACTATACTCTTGCTGCTGATAAGAACGCTGTAACTGCTGGGCCTATCACAGTGAATAGTGGTGTCACCCTCACCATTTCCTCTGGTGCAAGATTGGTGGTAGTATAATGGCAATTACTTTAGACGGAACAAATGGTGTAACCACACCAGCATCCACAAATACTGGAAATGAAAGTATAACTGGTAATATTACAACAAATGGACAAGTTGGAGTTAATACTTCTGGGAATACTGTAACTGGAAGATTCGGAACTGGTATTACAGTTCGTAGGGCAGTTCCAGAAGTTCACCTAAAAAGAGATGACAATCAAGGTGAAGGCGGTATTCTTCTTGATAATGCTTCATCTACTCAGCGTTTGTTTGTAGGCACATACAACGGAAACCAAGAAACACATATTGGAACTAACGGAACACAAAGATTAGTTATTAATAATTCTGGTCATATAACTATGCCAAACCAACCAGCGTTTATGGCGTTCAAAGTTGGTAATCAATCTGTCGGCGCTTCAACAACACAAGTAACTGGTTGGAATAACAACTTAGATGTTGGTAGTAATTGGGATAATACTAACAATAGATATACAGTTCCAACTGCTGGAATTTATCTTGCTGGTGGTTTTTATCAAGCTAGTGGTACAACTGGATTGCATTTTGGAATTTTGAAGAATGGTGCTGCTTATGGAAACGACAGTTTTTTAGATATAGTTGATGCTAGTGCTAACGGATATTCTGTACCATTTTCAATGGCTGCAAACGATTATTTTACATGGATAGCATACTGTTCTACAACTAAGACCATCAATGCAAACAGAACTAAAATCTGGGTAATCAAAGTATCCTAGTAAATAGATTTAATTAAACAGGAGAATATAATGGCAGAGATTAAGGTGACAGTATCAGATACACAGGTAAAGTGTCTTGAGTATGCTGCTTATTCAGTTCAAGATTGGTGTGATAATGTAATTCATAATCGTGCTCGTCAAGCACAAGAAGAGATTATCGCAAAACTAGTCGCACATTGCAATGCAAATGGTATCGCAATCGCAACTGGTGCTGATGCACAAGTTACTCAAGCATACACTCTGAAATTAGTTGATACTGCAACAGAGTAAGGAAACCTACAATGGCACTCATTAAACTAAACTCAAGAGCGATACCAGACAATACAGTTATAGCATCTGATATTGCTGACGGTTCTGTTTCTACTGCAAAACTTGCTGCTGGGGCGGTTTCTGGAGCAAAGCTTGCTGCTGATGCCGTTACAGAAGATAAGATTGCAAGTACGGTTACACTTGGACATAGAAATTTACTTATCAACGGCGACTTCCAAGAATGGCAAAGAGGCACATCTGGAACAGTTAATCAATACGCTTGTGATAGATGGTATGGTTGGGGAAACCAACACGCCTTAACTCAACAACAAGCAGAGAATGCAACTCACAATAGTGGAAGATTTGCACTAAGAGTTGCACACAATGATGGTACAGCAAATA